CTTGATATGTGGGGCGATGCTTATTCAGCATACAATCAGCCCAAAAAGCGGCAGGATGAACGGGCGCGTGACGCCTTGTCAATACTGGGTTTCACGAAACAAGGAAAACGGCAAACATCACCCGCTTTTAAAGATATTCTATTTCACGTTTATTTACAATGGACATTAAAACCAGAAATTAATATCGACGAAATAAAAAAAATATATCCAACCATTCAAACATCAACAAATCCTTTGTCGGAACGCGAAGCAATTTCTCTGCTTGCGGAAAAATATCAAATGTCACTCGGAGCCATCCGGCAGCACATCAACACGTATATGATCAGTGAACGTCGCCGATTAAAGAGCGCTGATTTGCCTACCGATTTTTTGAAAACCCCTCCCAAACTTTAACTGGGTATAAATGACACGTGTCATAAATACCTAATATCATTCATTTTTTACCTTGCATAAAACTTAATCTATGTTAAATTGAAGTCAACTTAATAACAATAGGGGGCTTCAACATGACAGAAAATATTTCCATATCGACAAAGGAATTGGCGTCGCTGTTTCGAGTGGATAGCCAAACCATTCGGCGCGGCTTCTGTGTAAACGGTCATTACATGGGTCTAAAACCCCTAAAATTGCCCAATCGCCGTTTGTTGTGGAACAGCAGCGAGGTGCGGAAAATCTTGGAAAATCGCAATGCATAAAGGAGCTGGACTTAGATGGATTTGAATAGCTTACCAGAAGAGGCACGAAAAGCGATTGGCGCTCTTTGTCTGTATGGCCTGACTGAGTCGCTGATTGATCCACCATCACTATCTGTATTTACAGCCGCTTCGCGAGTTGTTTTTACTGAATCTGATGAATTTCAGAAAATCGCTGATTTGCTATCAATCGATGTTAATCTGCTTCGAAAGAATGTCTTCGCTCATCTGGAGGCTTCTGGTGTTCGATGCCAAGGGGAATTTTATCATTGAAAACGATGAACGTCTGCCATGAAATCAAGAAACGTTCAAAGCTTCAGGCTTGTGAATATAGGGGCCTGCCTACTTTGAAAATAGAAATGATGAAACTATGCCCTGCCCTGCGTTGCGTTTGGGCTGATGTAAACCCACAAGCCTATTTCAATAAATCTCTTTTAAGAGGTAACATTATGACAGTCACGAACCCCGCCTCAGATATCGCAACTTTTTTCCGCCGTGAATTCCGCAAAATTTCGCTTCATCGGCGCGCTTCGGAAGAGATCATCGGGGCCATTTTAAAATTCTGTGCGCAGCCTTCTAATGAAATCGTACTTCGGTTTGATGATAGCTGGCCGGTTTCCGCCCTCCAGATCACCGCCGTCAAGCACCTTATCAAACTATTCATCCAGAATTTGAAAAATGAGGTCCAAAACATTCACCGGCGGGAGGCGATGAACTAGCGTGGGGCGAAATCTGACGATAAAGGCCGTGGCGGACCTTCTGGGCGCTTCAACCCGAACTGTTTACCGGCTGATTGCCGATGGCGAACTGACCGCCTTCAAATTACGCGGGGCGCTTTTCCCGTTTTCACTGTCCCAACTTTGGGCACTGGTTAAACGAGGTGAGTTTCCGGCACCCGTGAAGCTCTCCGAACGTTGCAGCGCATGGTCAATCAGCAACATGAAAGCCCGTGCGGAAAAATTAAGAAGCTAAAACTAATAAGGGGAACAAACAATGATCAATCACCAAACCCTTGAAGCTAACCATCAAGCGCTTAATGGCCTTAAACTTGTTGCAGGCTGTCTTCTTGACGAGATTTCGCGGGAGAGGCGCGCCGGACGGGCGACGGAGAAGCTCGAGGCTTCGCTTGACCGGATTCACGCAAAGGCGAGAACCCTGAATACGGTGAACGTGAGCTTGGCGCGAAATATTTATTTGAGAGGAGAAATGCCGTCATGCACCGGCACACCCGTTTTCACAAACTTTCACACATCAACTTTTTTGGGAGGAAATAAAAAATGAACCAGACAAAAAATCTTCACCCCGCAACATCACCCGACGCGCCCATTTACCGGGGCGACACTGTTTCAGCGCTTGGCCAGCAGCTTATGGACATCCGGTTCGTAGCAATGGGTGCCACTTCCGGATCGGCAGCGGCACAGTCCGCACGATCACGGCTGGAAATGACACAAAACCGCAACCGGGAGATTTTGGAATCCCAGGCACGCAGCGAAAACCGCGCGGCGGGAACCGGCGGCCTTAACATCGCGACGCCTTCCGACGGCGGCTTTTTTCTACAGGCCGAAACATCGGCCGACTTAACGGCGGCGGGCTTTAACAATTCCGAAATTCTTAGCCGTTGCGATTCTCGGACGCTCAAACCAGGCACACAAACCGCAAACATCGTTCTGACAGACGAACAGAGCCGGGCCACCGGATCGCGGCATGGAGGAATCCGCATTTATACGGCGGCGGAACTTGACGAGATTACAGAGAGCAAGGTGAAAACGCGCCTGGCGTCTATTGAGCCGAAGAAGCTGACGGGGTTCTTCTATGCTTCCGACGAAATTTATGACGCCGCTTTTTTTGGCGCAGAGGCGCGAAAGGCGTTTATCGAAGAGTATGCCTTTGTTTGCCAAGATCAGGTCATTAACGGAAGCGGCGCGGGTGAAGCGCTGGGCGTTATCAATGCCGTGTGCACTATCGAGGTTTCAAAAGAATCCGGCCAAGCGGCAAAAACGCTTCTGCCGAAAAACATCACCGCAATGTGGGCCAGTTATCACGGCAGCGCCGAAAATGCCGTTTGGCTGACTAATCGCAACACAAGCCCACAACTGGATGAACTCATCGTTATCGCCGGATCGGGCGGAGCAATACCGGGGATTGTTCAATATTTTCCGGGCGGGATGTATATTAAGGGCGCGCCGGTTATTGAGATTGAACAGTGTGCCACGCTTGGAACCGTCGGCGATATTATTCTTGCAGATTTCAGTCAATACACCACAGCCAATAAAGGCGCGGTCAACGAGGTTATGAGCATTCACGTCAACTTCATATACGCGCAGAACGCTTTCCGTTTCATCTATTTTTTTGACGGTCAACCGCGCTTTGCGACGCCGATCACGCCATATAAGGGCGAAGTGGGCGCAAAAGCGAGTCCGTTCGTAACACTGGAAACGCGGTCATAACGAAACATGCAGCCTTTGATCTTTAATGGTCAGGGGCCGCCTTAAAACATACCCAACGGAGGAAAATCATGGTGGATGTGAATCAAGAATTTGCCGATTTCATTAAAAATAGTGAACTGGCCCAGGAATTTAAACGAAAACAGCGGAAGGACCTGGAAGTTATGCGCGCGGCCGCTATCGACGCGCGAACCCCTTGTGAAAAAGAACTGGAATCGGTTTCGTCACGGATTGCCGACATAAAAAACAATCACATAGCGGCACTGAAAGGGCTTGATGAGCAGAGAAAAGCCCTTGAGGGGATAACCGAGGATCAACTGCTCCCGCTTCGAAGCCGAAGCCGCGGGCTTGAGCGTGAAATCAATACCCGTAATTCTTTTCTTCTTGAAAATTATGAATCCGACATCCGGGACGGTCTGTTTTTTTTCCAGCAAAAACTCAGCGAGGCGTTGGCTACACAGCCAAGCCGTACGTTCACCACCGGAGACAAAAAACTTTCCGGTGAAGTCGAAATCATCTCTTATTCAAATCGCCCCGCTGTTTTGAATTGTGCCGAATACTGCCGGGCGGCCATCGTGGAACTCGAAGCAATGAGGCTTAATTCCGCCGGATGTGACGCAGAGCGCATCGAAACCCTCAAACGAGATATTCCCGATATGCGCAAAGTCTCCGAAAGTAGTGGCTGGATGAAATCCGCCAGGGCAGCGCGCGAACTATTGGGCACTTGATTTTTGCCGCGCTCTTTCCTTCCGGCAAAAAGCCGTCGCCGGAACGCTTACCAGTCTGACTGATTTCCGGCGGCGGCCAAATTAAATCCATTGTGGTTGAAAAGGGATAATGACGAACAACGAGCAATTAAAATTAGGAAATATACCTAATGAGCATTACTAAAAAACATCTAACTGATTCTGACCGTGATCGAATATGCCGCGAACTCTGTCACATTGAAAAGGGCCCTGATAAAAAAGGTGAGCTTTGGGGATTATGTCCTATTCATGGTGAGAGCGAAACAACGACTTCTTTATCATTTTCCTACAATATCAGCCTTGATATCTATCACTGCTTTAGCTGCGGCGCTGATGGCGACCTGATCAAACTCTATTGTGAAGTTAATCATCTGGGACAGAAAGACGGATTTAAATCATTCTGCGAAAAATACAATATTCCCCTTGGCGAAAATCATAACCATAATAAACAAGACGAGCGACCGGACGCGGAAATCAGCATTGAACAAATCATTGCCCTGATGCTGGAAGCCTGGGAAAAGTTCCCGCTACTGCCTGAGATCTGGCTTTCCCGCATGGAAAAAGAGCGCGGATGGTCCCGGCAATGGATGGAGATCCTTGATTTACGCCTTCAAAACACTAGGCTGGATAAAAAAACGGGCCGCCTGGCTCAAATATCAAAGCCGTTAAAGCTCGCCATTCCTATTTTTAATGAGCATGGTCAGCTTTCAAATATACGCCTATACGAACCGGGCGCGAAACAGTTCAAAATCATTTCCTTTGCACAATCGACCGGCGATGCTCGTCTTTTCCCGGCTAAACCGCAAGATGGCCCCGTTTTGCTATGTGAAGGCGAATCAGACACGATCTGTGCCCTGTCACACGGCTTCAATGCTATCACGCAAACATCAAAGCTCAAGATCTGGCCTGATGATCACCTGAAGCACTTTAAGGACCGGGATGTTGTTATCGCCTATGACGCGGATCAGGCAGGGCAGAAATATACACGCTTCGCTGCTGAGGCCCTGGCAGGGAAGGCGAAATCCGTCAGGGTTATCCAATGGCCTGCCTTCATGGGCGTGGACGAATCAGGGGCCGTTCCGAAGGATCATGGCGAGGATCTGACCGACTTCTTTGTCCGCCACAAGAAGACCGCCGCCGATTTGCAGGCGCTGATCGATTCAGCTCTGCCCTGGCAGTCCGGCCCCATATCATCTAATCAAAGCAAGCCTGGTGAGTATGTCGAAAATTCAAACGACGTTTTGCAGTTTTTCGATCATGGTGTTAACAACCGCTACTCGTTTAAACCGCGCCTTCTGGCTGAAAGAATTATTGCCGATATGAAGCTTCTGTCCGACCCGGAAACGGGTTTGATATTCCGTTGGACAGGCAAGGTCTGGGATATCTTCGATGAAGATCACGTCCGCCGGGTTGCCATTGAGCATCTGCGGAATGAATCACAGAAAAGCCGCGTCGAAGATGCAGTCTATCAGGTCAAGATGTTGTCCACAATCCCACATGGCCGAAAGCTGAACGATCGGGAAAACTGGATTTGCCTTGATAATGGCATGATCAATCTAACCACGTTCCGAATGGCCCCACATGATCCAGATTATCTATGCACATATAGCCTGCCGGTGTCTTTTGATCCAGACACAACCAAACAGTGCGTCCGGTGGGAAAAATATCTGCTGGAAACCGTTCAAACCCCTGGGCCGATTGCCCAGCTTCAAGAATTTGCCGGGTATTGTCTGACAAAAAATACGCTTTATCAAAAAGCTTTATTTCTTCTGGGCCCCGGCGAAGATGGAAAGAGTGTCTTTTTGATGATTTTAAAGGAAATGCTGGGGGAGGAAAACTGCGCAGCCGTTTCCTTTGTTGACCTGGAAAATGAATTTCATCGATCATCGCTATATCACAAGTTGATCAATGTCTCGACCGAGGTCGGCGCTACGGCTATCGAATCACCCTATTTTAAGGCCATTACCAGCGGCGACATGATCAATGCCGCCTTCAAGCACAAGAACGCATTCGCCTTCCAACCTTATTGTAAGCTAGCCTTTGCCGGGAATTCTTTCCCTAGAATCCGCGATAATTCACACGGATATTTCCGACGGTTTTTGCCGGTCCAATTTAAACGTCAGTTCCTTGAGGGTGATCCGCTGCGAGATCCGTATTTATTCGACGCATTGAAGGCGGAGTTATCCGAAATATTTTACTGGGCTTTGTGCGGATTGGCGCGGCTGCGTGAGCAAAAATTATTTACCACCTGCGATGAAACCAAGGCATTATTAATGAGCTACCGGCGCAGCAACAACCCGGTCCTATGTTTTACCGAAGATGAATGCAATTTTGGTGAGGATGCTTCGACGGAAAAGAAAGAATTATATGACGCCTATCGGAAGTATTGTGGGCAATATGGCTATATTCCTTTGAATTACGATAACTTTTTCCGGGAGCTGATGGCTTCGATCAACCACTTGAAGTTATACCGTCCTCAGATCAATGGTGAGCGTAAAAACAAGATCAGGGGTATTGAGATTCGGAGTTTTTCAAATGTCGATTAATTATCATTATGAATTCCGTTTTCCATCTGTCGCGGAAGCTGAGGGCGCTTTTTTCTTTTCGCCCTGCCCCGCGCCCCTGCGCCCCTGGCTGAGATACCCCTCCAGTATGTTAATTCCGCAAAAGCGTCAGGGGTGCGTCAGGGGTGCGTCAGACCAAATGTCGTTTTATGCTTTCGCAATATATTGTTTTAATAAGTTTATTTTTGGGCGTCAGACACGTCAGCCCATTTTCCAACATTATACACATGCGCGCATGCGCGCACGCGCGCGCGCGGTCTTTTTCATTTTCATTCTGACACTATATTTTGAATTTCTAAAAAAATGCCCTGACCAGGCTGACGCGCCCAATGCTGGCGCGAATGTTGGGTTGACGCAATGGCCGTTTTGGGCTGACGGAGGGCTTCCGCAGGCTGACGCGGACCATAATAAAGGGAGGTTTTTCATATGAAGGTCAATATCCAAATCACGGGGGTTAAAGAACTCATGAAGGCGCTGGATCCAAACAATGTCCGTCTGGCCACAAACGCCACACTAAACAAAGTGGCCGCCCAGGCAAAAACAGAGGCGTCCAGGCAGATCCGGTCAGAGTATAACATCAAGGCCAGCGATGTATCAAAGAACATGCAACTGACGACGCGTGCGCAAGGCAACCGGATGGAAGCGGTTATCTCCGGTTTTAAAAGGGGCATGGCGCTGGCTTACTTCGGCGCGAAGCAGATTGGCGTCAAGGCAAACAAGAATGATTTTCGATATACGCGCCGGGCCAAGGGTGGGCGCGGCGGAGCGGTAAGCGTTGAGGTTAAGAAAGGCGCGCGCAAGACCTTGAGTGGGCAACCTAAACCATTTATTACGAAGTTTGGATCGGGTCATATAGCCGTCGCCCAGCGCGAAGGCAAAGGACGTCTTCCGATTAAACAACTCATGGGGCCGGGCGTTGCTCTATTGTTCGGCAGCAAGAATATCATGGCCGCCACAAAGAAACTGATCAACGAAAAATTCAATGCTATCTTCATGCATGAGCTGGAATACCGCATGAAAAAATGACGGGTCCTTCCAGGGCATTGATCGTTTACGGGTACGATGCGGCGTGAGTCTTAAGAGGTTTGGGAAATAAATCCGAACCGGAAAAACGGAAAAGACAAGACATTTACAGTTTATCGCATTGACGGTTTAAGGGGGGGGTATGATCCACACAGAAGCTTTTGAGGCATTTAATGCAGAATTTTTTGACGAAACAAAATGCAAAGAATGGATATTAAAAAAGATGCATCCAGAGGGCGCTTTCTGTCCCAGATGTCACACGGCTATTGAAGAAGATCGCCGCCTTGAACATTTCTGGAATGGTGAACGGCTCCACTGTCTGGCCTGTGGAAAATATTTTTCCGCACTGACCGGCACAATCCTGAGTGGCGTTCACCTGGATCAACGAAGATTGTTCTTGATGATCACCTTATGCGGGGCCGGGATCAATGATAAAATCATTGCCAAAAAATTAAACATCTCACCGGAAAGCTGCCGACTTTGGCGGATCAAGTTTAAGAAATCGCCCTTGTTTTCTGGATAGTTTCTACAGATACAGCGAGCGGCGCGGCGGGGGGCGCGGGTAAAGGAAGCACTAACCAATAAAAAAGGATGGTTTAATATGAACGATGATATTGATAAAAGCGAAACAACGCTTCGAAGTGTTGCTGATGTGCATAAATATTTGAAGGCACATGCCTGGAAAATATCCAAGACTCAACTCTATGAGCATGTTGAGAGAAAATTTATTAAGCGGTCTGATGACGGACCTTTCTCTATTGCTGCTATCGACAAGTATGCCATGAAATATTTAAAGCGTGCCGATGGGTCAAAGCCA